CAGTCGGTTTAACCCGTCTGCACCGCCAGCGATGACTGAATTTAAGGCCAATCTAATAGAGCATGGCATGAGCATGGCTGAAAGCTTCCTAGTTGAGATGATGAGAGAGCGCCGCGGCGAGTTTAGCGCCGGGGTTGTAGGGTCCCCATTCCATTCATTGTGTGATCGCGTCGCAGGCCAGGCGCCTGCCGGTGTGAAGGTTCCTCAGGCCGCGCTATTGCACGCGCTGAAGGAGGCCGGCTGGGTAGATTGTGGCCGCCTAGCGTCGCATGATTACCCCAGCAAAAAGCATATTTTTGCAGCCCCGGAAGTAGTTGACACGCTCAAAAAATCAGAGTTGCGGCGAGCGGTTGAAGGGCCAGCAGTGCCGCACCTGGTACGCGTCAAGTAATAAAAAAGGCCCCGATTATGGGGCCTTTTAGTTTGCAGCGCCAGGGCGCTATAGGTTAAAAACAAGGGTAAGCAGCGCCACAATGGCGGCAATTAATAGGCCGGTCAGCATAAACGGGCGCCTTTCTCAATTGTTCCATTAACTAAACGCGCGAAGCTTTTGGCCTTGTGGGCATTGCTAAAACGGCGGCAGGCCTGGGATTCTATCCCGCCCAGGTAAGTTGTATAGGTTACGCGATACATTACAGGCCTCCCAATATTTCTGTTAATACATTGCGCGCTTGGTTTATATCATTCCAGGCTGCGCGGCCTTCATTGTCGCGGGCATTAAGCGCGGCATTATGCAAGTGCATATCGGCCTTAGTCAATTTGCGCTCTAGCTGGGCGCGTATAAGCGCAGCATTAAAAGCGCGGTTGTCCGCGATAGCTTGCTCCAAAATCAATTGGTCACTTGTGGAATAGTTCATTTTTTGCCTTTACTTTATTGGATTGGTTGAATGTTAAAAACCCGCGCGGCCTTTTTTGCTTGGCTGCCATGGGCCGGAAATCCGATAATGGCCTCCCTGGTAGATATCGCGCATAGTTTGCAATCCGCGCAGCTTACGCCCTCCCGGATTGTGGCCGGGCATACTACAATTTTCCGGCCGCCGGGCGTGGTTGTGTTTTCCTTTTGGTCAATTGGTAAAACAGTCACTACAGGGCCAAGGCCCAGGGCCGCCAGCTTGTCCGCGTGTTCCGGGGTATTGGCGCTTAGGTTTACAGTAAAGCCCCATTCATTGCAGCCCTTAATATAGGCGGCATTGCGGCCCCTAATCGGGTTGTAATGGGTATAAGTAAAGCCCCGGCGGCCTTTATTGGCCTTTACCAGGTCGCCCAGGGCTGCGCCGTCAATTTCTAGGCCATTACCTGGTAAGTCGCCGGCCTGGTTGTGTCGCCATAATTGGCCCTCCGGCAGCGCCGCGATTTTGTCGCAAAAATCCGCGAAGCAGTCGCCCCGGTCGCCGCGGGTTACAGCTGCCCAATGCAGGGCCAGCGGCCCGGAACCGGCATAGCAGCCCTGGGAATTATTGAATGGGCATTCCGGCGGGCAGGTCGCCGCGCTGGTAGTAGATACCGGGATTGGCCCGGTTTTTACATTGCTAGATTTTGGGGTTAGATGGTATTTGATCATTTTAGGCCTTTAACAGTATCAAGTTCGCGGTCTAGCGCGTTAATAAGCGGGTCGTCTTCAATCAAGCAGTTATCAAGGGCAAAATTGAGTAATTCTGTTAAGCGCTCAAGATGGGCCAGTAGTAAAGCTTCTTTTTTAACATTGTTCATTTTCTTACCCAATACTTTTAATGATTAATTGATTGTTTAGGAATTGGACGCTAGCGCCCTGGGCTGCAATCTTGGCGCGCAGCGCGGCCTCCCAGCTTGCTGCCTGGGTTGTTGTGCGGTACGGGCTATAGCTGCGGATTTTGCTGGAGCGCTCCCGGCTGCACTGTTCGCGCAGCTTGATAGTAATTCCCGCAGCTGCAGCAGCTGCCATTAATCGGGCCAGGTCACAATCCTCCTCCAGGTAAGCAAAATCCCCGCGCATATAGGAATAGGCGCTTATTTCTTCAGCGATACCCAGGTCGGCCAATACTTGGCGGTTGACCTTGGCCCAGCCATGGCCGGGGTCGGTGTAGTACTGCAGCGTCATTGTTTTTTGTTTAGTAGTCATGATTCTCGCTCCATTGGTTCGGGTGGTTTAATTCTTGGCCTACAGAATTGAATAAGCGGCCGCAGCGGCTGCAGTCGGTGTCATGGCCCATATAGGATTCAAGCCAGGCCCCACAGCGGCATTTGAAGCGCTGCCCGATATAATTTCCCTGGTCGTCGGTGACAGTTTGGCAATTAGACATTACAGGCCTCCATTCAAAAGGCCCCAGGCCAGCAATGCACCCAGGGCGGCGCCCATTACTGCAGCGCCCAGGTAATCAATAAATTTTGGTTGTGGTTGTTTGTTTGTCATGATTATTTGGCCTCCTGGTCGATTACAGAATATTTACCTGCTAAAAAATTGCCCTGGAAATCCCAGGTGCTGCCTGGTTTGAAATACCCAGGAATTTCCCCTTCTATGCATACCGCTTCAGCATATGCACAGCTGCAGGGGCCGGGCAATGTTACGCGCCCTTCTTGGCCGCCGGCCCAGTAAGTCGGCCGGTGGGCCTGGCTTTCACGCGCATTGTGGATTACCAGGAAAATGCCGCCATGCGCTTCTACCAGGTCGCCGCCCTTTAATTGGTGGATATATTTTTTAGACATTACGCGGCCTCCTGGTCGAATAATTCCCAGCTGATAGCGTAGTCATGCGAATGGCCGGCGTCGATTATATAAAACTGAATTACTGCAGGCTTATGCGCTTCCCAAAATTCCCGATATCCCTGGGCATTGTAGATATTGCGCTCATATAGACCATTGCCGCCGGTGACAGGTTCGAAGCCCCATTCCTGGATTAGTCTGATTTGGTTGGTGAGAGTAGTCATCGTTTTTTACCTTTACTTTAGTTTATTGAATGAGAATTGTTCTCATGTATCGGCCCTGTTTTGCTGCCGATGTCTGATTATAGTCATGGGTTTTTAATTGTGTAAAGGATTTATTGAGCTTTTTTGTAAATAAGTTAAACCTGGGTCATCTTGGCAGTTTCCTGGGTCATTGTTTTGGGGTTGATGACACATACCGGAGGCCTTATAAAATCAGGTTTAAGTAGTGAACCTGTGTCAAATTGTCATTGATTATGGTTAGATCTTATAAGGTTGTATTTTTGTATATTTCGGCGGCCAATGTTATAAGCCAGCGATTTTTTTGGCGTGACAATTTGACAATTTGACCTAGGTTTAGCGCGCCCGCCGCCAGGGAATTCCCACGCAAAAAGAAAAAAGCTGGTAGCAAAAAGAAAATGACAATTTGACCTATATCCAGGCAAATGACAATTTGACCCAGGTTTTAATCTTCGCGCCCGCCGGGCAAAAAGGGCATGACAATATGACAATTTGACCTAGGTAATGCGCAGGCCTTCGCGCCCTGGGCGCGTACCTGGTAGCGTAGGGGTTTACCCTACATTTTAAAAACTGCCTATTTTTTAGGCACCCCCCCAGGGCCGGGAGGTGGGGGATGTTGGCGTGGGAGGACTCACGAACAATTTTTATTCTTTCAGCAAAACAGCCCCCTCTTTTTAAAATTTTTAATTTTTGCAAAAATGTTTTACACTCCACGCTATGACCTTCCTCTCATTTCCGTATGAGCCGCGCCCGCTTCAAGCTACCGAAGCACGGCTAGAAGCCATAATGAAAGCGGCGCGTCTTGGCCTCAAAGGTGATCGCTTGGCGATTGCTGCCGGAATGTTGCCTAGCGAATACAGACAGTTATGCCAGTTCGACCCTGTTGTCGAATACGCAGAACTCAAAGCGCGTACCCAATCCGAGATGGAAATGTCCGAAGTCTTGCACGCCGCAGCCCTAGAAGGCGACATCAAAGCGGCCACCACTATCTTGCAAAACCAACACGATTGGGTTGCCAAACAGCAGATCAACGTCGAGATCGACCAACGCATCTCTATCAACCAAGCGCTCGAGATGGCACAAGCGCGGGTGCAGACCATTGCACATGAAGAAGTTGAAGATGTACAATTCAAAGAACTTCCACAAAAGCAAAAGGTGGCTTAAATGCCTAAAAACGCTTTAGCCCCCACATCCGTAAACGCGCTAAGTATGTTTGCGCCTGAAAGCCGAAGTAACGCTAACCCGTACATTGATTCGTTGATGCGTAAAGCGTTGCAAGATTACCCGTTTCTAAGTCAGCATAAGCCTGTTGTTATTACAAACCCGAACAAAGATGAGGGTTTTGCCCAAACGTATTCTGCTGAAGAAACAGGCAGACCTTTAGGCGACGGCACGTTTTCGCGCCCAAGAGAGCTACCAATGGGTCAACTTGGCATTGAAATTTATAGACCTAATGAGTTTACGCACCATGATCTAGTAGGTGAAGTTTTACACGTTGACCCGTTTGCAAGAGAGATCAGCGACAAACTAGCTACAACATTTGACCCTAGACAACTTGAGTTATTAAAGCGCGAAGCGTTGGATTATGGCGCAACAATTAAAGAAGGCCGCCCAGAAGCCGATGCCATACGCAACGCTACTGATTCTGCCGTTCGTGGCTACGTTGTAGGGCAATGGCCTGAACAAGTAAACCAAGAATTTGGGTATAGCCCTGTACAAAAAGCATTATTAGAATCATTAAAGAACTACACCAAAACGGGTAAACGCTAACTAAATGCAAGAACCACGTTACTCAGCGCAAGATGAGATGGAACTCATGGCGCGGTTATGGTCGCCCGCCATCAAAGACAACCCATTGGCATTTGTCATGTTTGCGTTCCCTTGGGGCGAAGCCGGCACACCGCTAGAACACTTCACTGGCCCACGCAAGTGGCAGCGTCAAGTGTTGTCCGACATCGCCGACCACATCAAACGCAACGATGGCAAGCTTGACTTTGACGTACTTCGCCTAGCCATCGCCTCTGGTCGTGGTATTGGTAAATCAGCCCTTGTTAGCTGGCTAGTGCTATGGATGATGACAACAAGGATAGGCGCCACGGTCATCGTGTCCGCTAACAGCGAATCGCAGCTTAGATCAGTGACATGGGCTGAGATCACTAAGTGGTCGTCCATGTCAGTGAACACTTACTGGTGGGAAATCAGCGCTACGCGTGTGATGCCCGCCAAATGGCTGACCGAACTCGTTGAGCGTGACCTGAAGAAAGGCACCCGCTACTGGAACTTGGAAGGTAGATTGTGGAGTGCTGAGAACCCCGACGCGTTCGCCGGTGTGCATAACTACGACGGGGTAATGGTCGTGTTCGACGAAGCGTCAGGTATTGACGACTCCATCTGGGCGGTGACAAGCGGCTTCTTTACAGAGAACACACCCAACCGCTTTTGGTGTTGCTTTTCTAACCCGCGTCGCAACACAGGCTACTTCTACGAAGCGATCGAAGGTAGCAAGCGTGACTTTTGGCAATCTAGGCAAGTGGACGCTAGAGATGTAGAAGGAACGGATAAGAACGTCTACAACCAGATCATTGAAGAATACGGCCCTGACTCCTACCAAGCGCACGTGGAAGTGTACGGTTCGTTCCCATCGGAAGGTGACGATCAGTTCATACCGTCCAGTTTGGTGGACGAAGCCATGCGCCGTGCCAAGTGGCAAGACGACTCCGCGCCCATCGTCATCGGCGTTGATCCAGCCCGCTTCGGTAGTGACTCAACCGTCATTGCCGTACGCCAGGGCAGGGACATCGTGGAGATACGCAAGTACAAGGGTGATGACACCATGACAGTCGTTGGTCATGTGATCGAGGCGATCGAGCAGTATCAACCTGCGGTAGTCGCCATCGACGAGGGTGGACTCGGCGCAGGTGTGGT